CAACCCAACATTGGTTCCCAACATCATGTTATGAGATCCAGTGCCTGTTCTAAAACTATTACGACCGATAGCAACGTTTTGTTGGCCGGTTAAGCAATCCCGTCCAGCTTGGTATCCAGCGAAGAAATTCCGTTGGCCAGAGGTTAGACTCTTTCCTGCGCTTGCGCCGAAGAGAGAATTCTCACCCCCGGTAATAGTATCTCCGCCACCCGCAAACCTGCCAACAATGGTATTGTTGTCTCCTTGGTTATTGACTCCTGCCGACCACCCCATGATCGTGCAGGAACTTCCCGTATTATTTGTGCCCGCCGATTCGCCAACCAGAACAGTCTGGGTTGTTGAGTCATTGTTGATGTTAAGGCAGGTAATGCTATCAATCTGAAAAACACCTGTGACATCTAGATCACCATTAGCGTCTAAACTCGCCAATTCAGCACCATTATGTCGCCAGGAGGTATGGATTCCCGCTCCTGACAATGTATTCACGGTGTCTTTGATATACGCGACGCCTGTCGCGGCGATCCCGGAATCGGTCTGAAACGAATACACCCCGGTATTAAGTGCATCGGTGGCGTTGCGAATCTGTAATGAGTCGGTTAATTCGTTGGCGGCGAAGTGGATTGCGGAATAGACAGTAACGTTTTCTGAAAAATTGATGGCCGCCGGGGACGACTCATCATAGACTCCACTACTATATGTTGAACTAATAGTAGTTCTTTCTAGAATATTCCCAGCTTTAATGGTCCCAATCCCAGCTTCCCGGCTGGTAGGATCGGCTTCTGTTCCCTCAAAGATGACATAACTGATGAGGTCATTGGCAGAGAAAACATCTAAAAATCGTGTGAATCCACTGACAGCAGAAAGGGTTAAGTCCCCTGTCCCTGTAGTGGTCGATGTCTCTCGAATCCAATTTCCATTCATTAATGGGGCGCAGCGTTAATACTATTCTGCATAGTGTTGATTATTTCGTTGTATTTATTCCGAGAACTGACTGCTTCCTGAGACAAAGAGGCTGCTTTCTTTTCACGCTCATCGACGGCAGCCTGTTTCTTTTCTAGTGACTTGGCCCAAGACTCTAGATGTGCCTGTGCCTCTTTTTTCTCTTTGAAGAAAGACGATTTCTCCGTAGTGGTGGCTTCACGTTCTTTGTATGCAGCAGCGACCAGCGCTTCAGCCTCGTCCTTTGCCTTAATCGTGACGTCAATTGCCTCTTGTTTCGCGGCGTTTAATCGTTGAGTCGCATCGGATAGCAACACTTGAGCCTGAGCCCTTATTTTATCGATATCCTTAACCTTTCCTACCGCAAGGACCATATCATTTAACTGCTTGCGTTCTGATTCTATCGCTTTTAAGCACTTGGAAATTTTGTCTTCGTTATTAATGACCTCTAACAAGGTGTAGAGATCCTTAATCCCAGCGAACTCTGCCATTAATTTAGGCGTGCTCATCGTCTTAATCCATAGTTTCGTATCGATGCCGATGATCCGTAGGCGCCTGCTTTACAGATTTTTAATAATGCCCTTGGGTTGGTTCCGGACAAATCGACGTATGCCCCCCGTGTGACATCGAACGGGGCACCAGCAGGATCAACCAGTTCATTATTAGCTGTGTTTTTTAATTCGAGTTTAATATTCGAGGCATCGTCGGTATTTGACTCATCGGTATCATAAACCGATAAAACGCAATCCGTCCCAGCACCTGATAAAAGACTGACATTATCCACAACCCCAGACCCGACAAACGCATGCCCGGATTCCGTTAGAACCATGGACTGTGAAAAGCGATCTGTCGTGGGGTAAACCCTGGTGTCGTCCATCACGAAGTTATCGATGAGGATCGTTCCGGTAGTCGTCGCTAAATGGTCCTGAACCCCAAGGCGTCCGTGGGTGACGGCGATCTGCGTCAATGTGCCGACCTGTGCCGCAAAGACTGATGTGGCGGGGGTCTCCCCCTCTTTGGTGGCATATATATCAATCGTCCCCGTACCACCTGTTTGGATGGTGGCGTCGATTTCAACGGTATACCACTTGTTCCGTTCTATGTCGGACGAGCCAAAGGTCGTCGGGGCAACTTTCCCAATCCCGAAGTTAATCACATCTGTCGCGGTGACGATTCTGGCGCCAAACGTGACTTCCTCGGCTGAGGCTGAGCGGGCCTCGAAGATGTTGAAGGTATCATCCGCAGTTCCGGTAAAATCCGGGCTAAACCAGATATTGAATTTGAAGAACCCGTTCACGGTGTCTGCAATGTCAATATCTCCTTCCTGTAAATAGGCATCCGCTGTACCGCCGGTCAATTGAAGGCGCATACAGTAAGCACCGGTATAGGGGGCACAGGTCGACCATGGGAACCGGGCTAATTCAGAATAATGCGGGACGTCCAGCTGAGAACCGGTATCGGCTTCGGAATCCCAACCAAATGGGGTCGTGATAGTCGACTCAAATTCACTAGAAAAAACCCAAGGAAAAGACATTAATCTACATGCTCCACAGTGGGTTCAACAGGCGGTTCAGTTGATTCAGTGTTCGTTTTTGCCTGTGCATCTGCTTTCTTTTTGGCATGCATAGCTTTCATGCGCTTACTTGCTGCTTCGCGCATCTCGGGTGACATCCCGCGTTTCTCTTTCTTTATCGGGTTACTCTCGGGAGCCCCAGTCGGGTAATTATCAGGCCAAATCCGCTCATGTCCTTCCGTATAAGCTGGTGTCGGCGTAGGCATAAAATAAGTCGTGCCGTGAATTTGCGCGTTGTCCATGTTGAGGGAACTGGTCGTCGGTCTGTGGCGCTCAAAATTAGCCAGGTCAGGATCGTTATCGCCAATGTTCATCCGAAGACGGATGTTTTTCCATTCCAGCAACTTCTGTTTATTTCTCTTCTCCCAGGTCATGTGTTTTCCCACAGCGCCGGGGGGGTTTTTCCGCATCTCTTCCTGGGAAGGCATGCCCTGGACCATTTCAGATTGAAGTTGGGCTTCACGTTTCGCCAGTCCGTCAACCTCCGCCGCCGTTGGTGGTTTGGGCGACTGGGTTTCCAGTTGGTGCTTCAGTTGACGAAGTTGTTTATTGACTGAGCCTTTATCCTGAACATGCTGATTGGTCATCATGGCTTCTAAACTTCGCTTTTCGTCTTGAAGCTCGTCGACCTGCCAAGGCCGCAATAATTGTGTATGTGCCATAAAACCCTCTAGGTAATTGCTGTAATTAGTACGCCGCCGTCAGTGGCACCGATGCCTGCTTGATAATTTTCGGCAACCTCCGCCTCGGCAGCACCGAAACCATCAATGCCAACTGTCACCAGTGATCCGAATCGGTTGTCATACATGATGACACCACTGGGCTGATCTGCGGCGGTCCCGTTAATTCCGATGGTCATTGCCGTACCTGTGCAATCGAAGGTGCAGCGTTTGATGTAAAGTCTGTCTGTACCAGCACCTGTGACAACGGCGGCGGCCCAGGTTCCAGACGACTGTAGAAATTCACAATCCTCAATCTTGCTATCCAATAAGGCGGTTGCTGTAATCCCCGGCCCTTGTGCGCCGTCGCATTCAAAATAACAATGGTCAATCAGAACATTCGAAGCGGCGCCGATAGCATCGATCCCCATCGTCCCGGTTGACGCAGCAGGAGTCGCCATATCAAACGAGCAATGATGGATATGTAGTCTGTCGGCGGCAGCACTCAAATCAACAGCGGAGTCTGCGGTAACAGGGATGAAATGAAGATAAGCGATTTCAATATCAGCAGCCGTTACATTAATGTTCTGATCTCCGGTTACCGCGCCAATGACTGTTTTCTGTCTGAGGGGGTTTCCCGCACCGCTGGGCAATCCCATCATTGTGACACCTGCGATGTCTGCCGCGATGGATGCCGAGGGTGAATGTGTGCCTGGTAAAGGGACGATAACGTCACCTACATCCGCAGTGACTAGGTTCCATGCTCGATCAACCGTCAGTAGCGCGCGCTCCGGTGAAAGTCCATCATTGTCATCACTGGCACTGTGGGATTCTCCGTCTACCGTGTAGCTGGCCGACGGAGCGACCCAATAAATACGTCCGGCGGTATTGGGGATCTGTCCCCAGATACCACCATAATTAGTTAGTGAAGCCATTAGTTTCTCCTAAATTCCTTCGCTTTTTGGATGTACCTTCACCTTGGCGGTGCCAGATTTGTCCCGGTTAGGGCCGGTTTTGGCAGCGAGCCCAGGCCAATTCGCAGTCTTCATCGGCGGCATTGAGGCATCTTTCCCTCGGCTACCAGTAGGCGGAGGGGCCTTCCCGCTGAAGTCTTTGAAATTTGGATTTGCCATCAGCTGACACTCGCGCCTAAGATATGACGCCAATCAGTATGGGCGTTTGAGTAGCGTACATAGCCGCGCCATTTGGCAACCAGGGTGTCTAAGTCCTCGGCCATTGCCATTTCTAGCGGAATACGATCGATCCAAAACATGGACTGACGTTTCGCTTGAGAATCCATCATGAACCAGTTATTGACGTCGGTTAAATAATTCCATTCGTGAATAGTGTAACGACCTTCATGCACGTTACGGTTATTCGTGGCGACATCGACTTTTCCTTGTGACGACACGATCTCGAAGGCTTTTTCAAATAGATCAGGTGGTATCCATATTTCATCCGGGACCACCGAGATTCTCTCGGCTTGATCGCCTCGAAACCCAACCATCTGAATACGAGCGGAACTGACCGCCACAGCCGTTAATGAACTGGTGATGAGATTGTCAAATCCCGAAGCTGTGGATGCTCCACTGGTCGTGGTGTGGGAATCCGAACACATGGAAACCCCTTCTGAATTGTTATAAAAGAAGTTATCCACTGAAAAAGCGTTATTGATAAGCCTCGCGCCGTGTTTCTGCCGGGTACGGAACGCAGCGTTGGCAAGTCCCACCGGGCGTTGATCCATGATGTTGAACTGATCATCATCGAATAGTTTTCGTTCGATCTGAAAACCATTGGTCCACTCCAAAGGCGTTGATGTGGTGTCATAACCCTGCGACTGAGAGTTATAAACCACATTCCCTGTGAACTGGCTAAAGTCCGGGAAAGCACCGACCGAACTCCATTTCATGGAGTCCCTGCCATTCGTGGGCGGCATGGTAAACAACCGGTCCAACATATCTGGCAGTTGGTTATATTGATTAGTAAAGATGCGCTGAAATCTTGGATCTAGCAGATCTAAGAAATTAACACTCGTATGTGGTACAGGCATTTTATTTCTCCTTAACCGGTCGTCGCAGAGCGGAATAAATGGTCAAAACTAACGAAATAAGCAAAGGAATTTCCATTCCCTTCCTCGCTAGAATCCCTGACTTCGAGTTCGATACAACGAAAATTGTCTTGGGCTTGGCTGTCGCCAGTCGCATCGATCTGTTCGAGCGTGGTCGTTAATTGAATTCCGGCATCCTCCGCAGGACCAAAGGTAGCGGCTAAAAATGTGTCGTTGACTGCAATATCATTAGGAAAGGGGATAATCAGGGTTTCATCTGTTCCAGCGACCGCCGTAACTTTTCGTAGGATCCTGGCATTGGCACCGAAGTAACCCCAGATATAACCGTCGTCATAAACCGTTCCGAGTCCCAGGGTCGTCAAAAGACCGTCAGTACTCGCGACCGTGTTTGTGTTGGTAGGCAAGACTGTTCCGCTAGTGGCCCCGCCGGAAAGCGTGGCTTTAAAAACCGCATCAGGGTTAATAATCACGGTTACCATGGCGGCAGGATCAACATTATCGGTTTGTTGAGCGGTATTCCTCGTTGCTTGGGCGTCAAGCGTGACACCAATCATGTCCGCCGCTCCGGTTGTCGATGCGAGCAAAACCCCATCAGTATTGGCAAGTGTCGGGATCAGGACAGGAACGCCAGCAGTCGCCATGACCTCACCGATCTGGTATTTCCTGGTTATGGTGGACGATCCGCTTAAAGAATAGGCAAAATCCATAGTAATCTCCTATAAATAATTCATTTCTTCGTGAATAAATAATTCCGCTACGGGCGGTAAACTTTTACAGGCATCACATCGGCTAGCGCGCACATCACGGATACTTGGGTGCTTCATATAGTGATGCTGTTTTTCCTGAAATCGCGCACGGCATTTAAAACACAAGACAATCGCTTTGCGTAATGCGACCAGGTCTAAGATATAGCTTCCATGGCTTAACCCTTGTTTACGTCCTGCAAAGACAGGAAGTGAAGGGGCTCTATTTCTGTTAATGATGTTCACAGTTTTGCACCATGTTTCTTGCGTATATTGTTATTCGCAAACTTCAGTTCTTCCTCGACGGCGGCCCAATCTTTATACATACCCTTTTTGATACCCGCTTCGTAATAATCTGTCTCACGCTGTGACAGGGTTTTTAAAACTCCTTTCTTGGCGTCATCCGGACGTCCGCCTCCGCCAGTTTCTTGGTACGTTTCTGCCTGCTTTAAGCTCTGTTTGGTCTTTTTCAACGTTTCAATATCACCAAAGACAGAACGAATCGCCGCCAATTCCGTGGCCACCGTTGGCGGTTGGCCGATGCCCATCAAATACTGATATTCGGCTTGGACCTTTGAACGGTCTTCACTGTCGCGCATCAAGTCAGGCATTAACTCTTTATACGTAGCGACTTGGGCCGTAATCTGCGATTGTGTTTGGGCTGCGGTCGTATATTGATCCAGCTTTTTATCAAACTTCTTTTCGATTCTGGTTTCCAGCTGCTGTTCCCAGGCGACGTCGGCCTCGCCTTGGGATAGTTTTCCTTCCTCCACCAATGCCAATAGCTGGGGCCTGGTATATGTAGGCTCGGGTTTTTCCGTTGCGAGCTGGCCCTCCAGTCTGGCCGCTTTTTCACGCGCCTCAGTCAATAAACCGGTCTGCGTACTGAGCTGATCTTTTAATTTCCCCGTGGCTTCATCCAATCGTTCTTTGGGCACCCACGAGCCGTCTTCCGGCGGGACGAAGGCCGGTTTACTTTCTACTGCTGGTATTTCGTCTTCCATTAGATTCTCCGCATTGAGGTTGCGAACTGTTGGGGGCGAGTCAACAAACGCCCATAAAAAAAGGCAAGTCATTAAGAGACTTGCCGTTCGGACGAAAAAAAAGACCCGACATCATTTTTTGATGGAGCCTTTGTTTCGCTTACCGCTTCGTCACACAGACTGCGTGGTCAAAAGCGAGGTCATTCAGGTCTAAGCATTAAAACTCAAGATTGTTCGGACGTCAACTTCTTTATCTCCTCGGGTAATTTCATAGCCAGCCGCAAGGTCTCGACGCGTTCATTGACACAGAGATACCGAGTCTTGGCGACGGCCAAGTCCTGGGGCTCCAGAGTCGCCGGTGATAACAATAGCGTCTCAAGATTTTCCAATACTTTCATTGATTCTTCCAGCATCGCCTGCAGATAACTTAAGTATTTATCCCAGGCCGGATGTCCGGTTAAGATTCTGGCATCGACCGCCGCGCGAGTAAGCGTCAACGCCGAGATCGATTCTTCGTTTTTTTTCTTCTCGCTTTTCTTAGCGAGAAAATCCTTCCAGGCTTTTTCGTTAGGCACTCGGGAGCGTCTCGTCGATGAGTTCGTTTTCATTGACCGGCGGCGGACTTTGATCCACTGGAGTAGGCCCGGCTTGTGTTGGGGCTTGACGCTGTCCAGCGGCGGCGGCCAGTTGTTGTAGTTGCTGTTCGCGTTTGGCCAATTGTTGGACTTCTTCCATCCAGCCTTGTAATAAGGTCAGTTGTTGTTGAGACAACAGGCCCAACTGATCTGTCTGGATAAACTCGATGATCCGCTGTAGATGAGCCGTGGCGCCCTCTTCGGGCACGCCGAACGGGATCTGGTTTTGCATGATCGCGGATAACGCCTCTTCCATCATGAGTTTGGGTTTGGTCGATTCCGGAGTCGGAGCAGATAAGTAATCATCGGGGTTCTGGCCCAAGGCCTTGCCTTTGGCACGTAACAACCGATATAACCCATCGGGCTGTAGAATACCGGTCTGAAGTGTGATCGGATTGACGTATGTCGCAATCATTTCATCCAGAGACTGCTGAAGCCCGGCTTTACTGGAATTCAAGACGTTTGCCGAGAAATCAAACTGAAACCGCCCAGTTAATTCGCTGCGGTCGGTGACCTCTTGATAAACGTCTTCGCCGGGCTGAGTAAATCCCATGATACGGAATTTCTTTTTCTCCGGCAGATAGACCTTATTCAATTCGTGGATCTGCGCCCAGATCTCGGTCAATCCCATAAAAAACCGGCGGAGGATGCGTTCTGGACGGGCCTCGCCTTGGCTTAATATCGTCTGTAGGCCGCCGACCGTCCGTAGCGCCGAGGACTTCCCCGCAGGGACGCGGCCAAATTGAAGCTCGCCTTGTTTGGTTAATCGTTCGGTGAACTGATTGACCATGGACATCATATTTAATCCAAAGGCCATGCCGTTATTTTGGATCTGGGGGAACACCACGTCGTTTTTCGGATCGGGAGTAGGGTATCCCTCTCCGGGGAACAACCTTAAGATTTCAGGGCGTACCGAGCTGGTCGGACGGTAGAAGAAAAATGGCACGGTAGAAATCGTGCCGCCATCGACGGTCATGTCGAACAACTGTTTTAATAAGTCATGCAGACCTTCCATCATTTCTAATAATCCAATGCCTTCACGCTGACCCTTGACCGGTAAAAACGACGCCTCCGCAAACGGGCGCCGTGGCGGCATAACCGGATACATTTCCGTCAATAGTTTGGCTTTTAATAAGGTCTGGGATTCTTTAATCACCCAAAAGATGACGTCTTCATCGATCCCGTCATCATTGATATCGAATAAATCGAAGCAGGTCAGCCGCGTTAAGGTGTTGTGGGTCAGGTCCCGTGGCTTTTTGTCCGCCGTCTTTCCGCTGAAGTCATCTTTTTGGGTTTTTAGTTCCTGATTGGTTCCGTCGGTTGTGACATGGGTCACGTTGTCCTCAAACTCGGACGACTCAGCGAGATCATAAAACCCATTCTTAATAAGACGTTTAACCTCATCCCGTGTGGGATAATCCACTAAGACGACAAACGGCGCTCCGCCCGGATTCGACGGGCCTGGAATCTGAAGATTCGCCGATCGCGGCGGCGTCAGGACGTCTTCGTAGTCTTTAATAATAACCTTCGGGCCGTCATACACCCGAATCTTACGTTCCATCAACAACTCGACGCGGTCATCATCCGTCGTATAGAACTTGGCGTCGAAACTCTCATCCCCCTCGGCGACGATAAAATCCCAGCCGTCACTCCTGGGCTTTAGACGAAAATTCCCCTGGGGAAAGACTTCGCTTAATAGACTCCTAAAATAATCAATTGGGGTCCGGTCTTGTGGGATCGGGCCAAAGATCCGAAAGTCCACCATCACCCGGTCTTCCTTCACCCAAGGAATAAACGCGGTAAAGACTCCGTCGTTCACGAAGGTCTCGGTCAACTCCTCGATCATTTTCTCGCCTTTTTGCTCGACGAATACCTGAAAGTCGATCAATTGGTCGATCTTGTCTTTCTTCCCCTGATCTTTTTCATTAATGGGGATCGCGGTCACCGGCGGTCTTACGGACATTACCGCATTGTGTAAGGTATCCTGGACACCTAGACTTTGGGTCATCATGTCTGGGATCGCGGCATCGGAGGTCTCCGGCCCCAACCAATCACGGCCTTCTGTCCACTGACGGAACTTGGCATAGCGTTGTAATCGGTTTTCGATGTCCCCAGTTCGAGACTGGGTCACGTCGGTAAAAAAGCCGATCACCCGTTGTGCGATTTCTTGTCTATCGAGTTTCAGTGAGTCGGTGCGTTTGCGCTCTCGCCGAATCCCGTCTATAACTGCTGCCATTTTATCCTTCCGGTCTCCGCGATAATAAATAGGTCTAGCATCTGTTGTAAAAAGGGAATCTTCATTAACGCCTTGGCGCCGATCTTGGCCCGGTAGTCATTGTCACATTCTCGTCCCCAGCTCGCCAAGACTTTGCGCC